TCATTGTTTCTTCGTTATTCTGGGAGATGCTGTAGTATCTCTTTTCAATATAAATGCGAATTTCGGCCTCTCAGGAGGTCATTTAGTTAGACCTTTTACTTTTTCTACGGTTCTAAGCGATCCAAGACCTAGCATACCTAGTAGGACGGTCATTAAAGACTCCATATCAAAAAATGGAAGGTCTGGTATATCGACACCGGCAAATGCACATACAAACATAACAAATGGTGCAAGTACGAAATGCCAGATCATCGCTATTGATAATCCCCAACCTAAACAGGGCCTCCAACCTGCGACAAACAATGACCTGTGCTGGGCTTCAACTTTATTTATTTCTAATTGCCCTTTAGACAGTTCCAAGGCATGACGTTCTGCCATAGTTGAAATCTCATGGGCAAGTTTCGCCTTCTGGTCTTTGTCTTCTATAAATTTATCTAATAACGATGCAACCGGGCCTATTAATGCTTGGATCATTTCAATCTCGCTATTATTTCATTTGGTAACATTTGTCTCACCTTACAATGAGGTCTAACATATTTAATTCCTTTATCCTTAAACGTGGCATTTAAAAAATCTTTGAATCCTTGATTCGTTTTAAACTTGGCACACTCTATCGCTGTTGGGAAAAAGTAGCTTGTGTTTACCTCGTCAACTCTCCCATCATAATAATAAAGTACTAGGATAATGACGAATTTACTCATTTACCCCTGAACCAATAAGTCCATTTCCTCTGCTGTTCTGTTCTTTAGTTGTTCACCACGCTTTGAACTCATTAGTTCTACTCCGGCCCCGATCCAATCATTATTTTGAACTGCTGCAATCATGCGTTTGAATTTCATAAATCTGTTTCTTCCTAGATTAAACATAACGCTCGTTAAGGCTGTCTTTCTGTTATCGCTAAAACTTTTCCAATCTGCAAATATTTGATCTAAAGCACACGTTGCCCATTCAATATCATTTTTTAAACACAATTCTGCCGTACATTCTGTAGGGCCATCCTCTATTAATGCGACTATCTCGTCTGGCATGAATGGAGTGCTGTCTATATTTCTACCATAAAAAACTGTTCTTTTACCGGCTGTACACTTGTAAACCTCTAACCTCAGTCCTTCGTGCTTTTTGATGAAGTCAATTAGGCTCAATGGATCGAACTAGATTCAGGTTCAGGCACATAAATGACCTCATGTGTGGTCATTAAATTACGAATCTCTGTAAAAATTAAATTGTTGTAAGTTACTTGTGCCGTTAAATGATTAATGGCATCTATCAATTCTGTATCATTTTTCATAGGTGCAGTTCGCCTACAGACTCTTCAAGAATCTGTACATTTTCAAGAATATCATCGAAATATTTGTCAGTAAGGTCATATCGCTTTTGGGTTAGGGAATTTTTTCCGTTCTGGACTAGGTTGACTATTTCATCGATAACTTCTTCTCTGGTTTGCTCGTCAGATAAAGACATAATTATGAGAAAATTTAACTATACTATATGTATAGTTACGGAATACTATTTTGTCAAGCTATTCTTTATGGTCTACTTTGACCGTTTCTTCTTTGATTGATTCGTCTGCTAACTTGTAATAATAGCTGTTTGAAGGGATGAAATTTTTACTCTCTATTTTTTCTCTTTTGGAAGCATCTTTGACAACAAGGGTGCTACCATATCTGTATTTTTTAACTGCCGGGGAGCAATCATTACAAATATCAGATTTCGCATGAGTACCAACCCCTTGCTTAAAAAAAATAGTATCTTTTTTCTGGCGACATTTCACACAGGTTTTGGTGTAAGGATATTTACGCATATCTTTTAAAAACTAACCTCCACAGCCACGACCTGGTTATAGATACAACAGTAAAAATTAAAGCAATGCCTAAACTATCTAGGATAGTTGGGTGTAAGCCAAATAACGGAAATATATAGATTTGAATTAATACGGCTAAAATAAATCCAGAACCAACATCAATTAAACTTTCAATGAAACTATTCACAAGCCACAATGACCATCGCATTCATTACCAAATAAATTTAAATTTTTATTCTTATCAAATTCAACCTCACTTATTGGTACACAACTTCTGTGTAGATAAGGCATACTTTGTAATGAATCACATTTTTTCGATTTGTCTTGTAATTTTTTTTCAAAATCAACTGCAAATTTAAAATCTTCCGGGGATTCTTTTTTTAAACGTATCCACTCTTCATCACTATGAAATGGGCAATAACTACATGCTGACCGGGGAGGCTCTTTGTAACCTTTTTGCTTCATCCACTCATAGCAATGTAATCTGGTTATATCATTGTCAACCAATGGGTAAACATTCTTTATATGTTTGTCTCTACTTGGTTTCATTCTATGTGCCTCGTCCAAAGATATGCCCATTAAATTATTAGCATAAACTCCCTTTGGCACTCGTTGGTATTTTTTATAACCAAGCAATTCTTTGATTTTTCTTACAACAGGAACAACTTTAAAATCCTGTGTACATGCTCTCCAGAATAAACCTACCGTTCCGTCACTATTTTTTGCAAATGCAGGTATGATGGGTTTAACATAATATTTACCAGTAGCAGAATGGTAACGATCTTTTAAAACACTCTCAGTCAGGCTACCGGCAGTTACAACATGAACAGGGAATGAATATGGCAGTTTAGCAATCTCTTCTTTTAAATATTCTAACCAAACATACACATTTTTTGGCTCTGCTTGTGTATCTGAAAATACTGCTCCTGATACTTTATAATCTATTTCACCATGTGCTGCCATCAAAGCAAGAGTGCTTGACTGAACCCCGGCACCAAGGCTAATAATATTTATAGACTCATTGGTATCCGTCAAATTCAATTCTCCCTAATTTTCCCTCTAACCTGATGTCTCTCATTTGTTTAAGCTGTTTGCGATAATGTTTTGCAGCCTCTTTTTCAAAAGTTTTCCATCCTCCCGGGGGTTTATATAGGGCATCATTTTTTAATTCAGTAATCATTTCAGCAATTCCATCACCCATGACCTGAGTAAAAATTTTATTGTGTAAGAAAGGATTATTCTCAACTAACTCATGGTGAGTAGCACACAAACACAGGCAGTTATCTGGATGGTATCTAGTTATCTTATATTTTCTAGAAAGGAAATGACTGCATTGCATGGCCCTATCACCGCATGTGGCCCTGCCTTCTTCACTTATTACTCCACAATTAGGATATTCACAGATCCAATTGGCCCTTTCTCTAACACATTTACTAAAATGTATATCGGCCTGAGTTAATTTCATAGATTGCCTGATGCACCACGAACTTTAGACTGTTCTTTTTCTTTTTCCTCAATCAATTTTTCTAACACATGATGTGCTTTATATATATCATCATTCCCTTTTGTTCTGGCTAAATATTTGATCGCACATCCTTTGAGAAAACCCTGAAATTCCTCTGGTGTCATCCATGATTGAAGTGCATCCCACACTTCAACAGCAAGTTTGTTATAGTGATCTCCGCCCACTTGCCTGTCACTAGCAGACATTCGGTAACTCCTGCCAATGAGTAACATGCGATAATCCGTAAGGTCTACCATCGTTATCCAAACTCCATTCTCTATCCTCAAATGGTGTGTGTATGTAACCAATTTTTATCTCTTTATCAGAAGTCAGGACTAATACCCTTTGTTTTTCTGTCGGAGATGATTCTCTAATTGATTTCCATTGTGTAACAGTCGTGACTTCTTCATCAATGCTGTGATAGAAACACCAACCATTTTCATTGAGCATTTCGATAAATCTAACTACTGGTTCGCTTTGCTCTTGGAGATAAAGCATCAAATCTAAATCATTATCGAATCCAAGATCATTGAGCATTTGATCTTTGGTATCATTTACATATTCATGGTACTGCGGATTGATCGGACTATCCATATTTGACCTCCGTAGGTTCGGTTAATTCAACTCCCCTTCCTCGATAATGCTGATAACACTCGTCTAAATATTCTTGAAATTCCCTTTTAGTCATTACAGAAGAAATAGGAATGAACTCCATGAGTTCAACCTGATTCTCATACAACATTTCTTCTGGTGTTGCGTGGCTTATTATTTTGTTCCACTTTTCGATAAACTTTTCTTTTCTTTTTAGTATTGGTAAACCATATAAAAACTTACATTGTCGTTGTTCTTCTTCAACTGAGTATTCATTTAATTGTTCGGCAGCATCTTTCGCCCACAACCATTGAAGATTGTTTTGCTGACCACTACGCATCATCGCTTTAGGTAATTCATAACCACATTTAGGACATTTCATCTTTTCACCATATAGGCCATAGTGCCTGTTTGAGTGTTGGCAATAAAATATTGTACTTTTGGTTTTTTAATCGGTAATAGGGATTCATAAACTGGAGGACACAGCCACTCTGAATGACAATGATCTAACAATTGAATGTTACATATTGTATTTTGAATATTTTTAAGTTCTTGCTGACTTGTAATAATGGTATACATTTCCGCAATGTCTATTTTTATCATATTGGTATATGAAGAAGGCAACGCAATACAAAGAACTATTAAATTTTCAAGAACCATTTTTTTTCTCTACTGTACTTTCAACAATTCTATAATTTTTAATTCTAGGTAAATAAATAAAACCTTTTTGATTTATAGTCTCAAGAGTCAATAAATAATCTTTTAATGCTTTATCGCATTGTTCGTGATTCATTTCAACATCAGCTTTCATGTGTACACCACGCTAGTATATATGCAAAAATAAAAATAATAATTAATATCGGTAAAAGTAATATAAATTTAATCAAATCTGTTATGTACATTTTCATGTCTGATTATTGTTTCACCAAGTAATTTTGCTATTTGTGGCAATATAGAATTGCCTAAAGCCTTCAATTTTTTCACTCTATCTTTTTGTCCTGTTGCCACTCTTGGTATGTCTGGTTCAATCAAGAATCCTGGATGTCCGTCCAACCTATCGGATAACCCATCAGCCACTCCACCCAAGTTGCGTTTAATGTTCCTACTCCCTCCGATCTTACGTCTGGATGATTCCCCAACATCTTTTGCATTTTGCCTGTCGGTTTTCCGCAAGCATCCTCGTTTGCTGTCGGAGTTGGCCACATTATCGATGGGGGAGGATATGTTACTTGTTCTCTTAGAGTTGAGTGTGATGTTCTTCCTTTCCTGTGTTTCATGTATTGTTTTTTTAGTGCTTCCTCTG